CAAGCTTTTCCCGGTGCTAAGTTTAGAGAAGTTGAAAAACTATGGAACTTTCCAAGCGGTGCAAAGGTTGAGTTTGGATTCCTTGAAAGAGATGCAGATGTGTACAGATATCAAGGACAAGCATATAGTTGGATAGGGTTTGACGAGATAACCCACCTACCAACTGAATTTAGTTGGAACTACCTAGCCTCACGTTTAAGAACCACTGACCCAGAAATAGAAACTTATTTACGTTGCACAGCGAACCCCGGAGGGGTCGGGTCGCATTGGGTAAAGAAACGTTACATAGAACCATCCGAGCATAATAAAAGTTTTGTTGGGAAAGACGGACTAACAAGAAAGTTTATTCCAGCAAAACTTGCTGATAACCCTTATCTTTCTGATGATGGTGTTTATGAGCAGATGCTTAAATCATTACCCCCTATACAACGTAGACAACTACTTGAAGGTAACTGGGATGTATCAGAGGGTGCAGCTTTTGTTGAGTTTGACCCGAAGGTACATGTTATCACTCCATTTGAGTTACCAATTCATTGGGAAAGAGTAAAAGCAATTGACTATGGTTATGCTGCAGAATCCTGTTGTTTGTGGGGAATAATGGACATAAATGACAATACTTTAATAATTTATAGAGAATTATACAAAAAAGGCTTGACAGGAGAAGAATTAGGTGCTATAATAACAGATATGGAGGCGGAAGACCCGTTCTCTGTAAATGGTGTGTTAGATACCGCAGCTTGGGCAAGAACAGGTACTACTGGTCCAACTGTAGGTGAAAGTTTAATTAGAGCTGGTCATAAGTTAAGACGAGCAGATAAAAACAGAGTACAAGGTAAAATACAATTACATGAGTACCTTAAGGTTAGAGATAACGGTAGACCAAGATTACAAATATTTAATACTTGCCCAAACTTAATAAGAGAAATCCAGTCTATACCATTATCTACTAAGAATCCTGAAGACGTAGACACCAACGCTTCAGACCACGCATACGATGCATTAAGGTACATGATAATGAGCAGACCAAGAATGGAAAGCCCGTTAGAAAGAATCAGAGGATTAAAACGTGAAATGTACAATCCATCTGATTCAACTTTTGGATATTAGAGTATGGAACAAGATAATACATTTTTAAGAGCTGATGATATCTATGAAGAAGTAGAAGGTGAAGCTGGTAAAAAATTAAACTTACTAGAAGACCAACAACAGAATCTTATTGGTATTATTAAAGGTAGATATACTCAAGCTGAAGAAGCTAGAGATTCTGACGAAAGAAGATGGCTACAAGCTTACGAAAACTATCGGGGTTTATATTCTAAATCTATTAAATTTAGAAACTCTGAAAAATCTAGAATCTTTGTTAAGATAACTAAAACGAAAGTACTTGCTGCTTTCGGTCAACTTGTTGATGTTATCTTTGGAACAGGCAAGTTTCCAATTGGTATAGCAGAAACTAAAGTACCAGAGGGCGAAACAGACTACGCACATCTTGATACTACCAATCCTACACCCGGTTTAGAAACATCTTTACCTGATGATATAGGTAACAGAGAAGGAGCCAATGTTAATCCATACGATGTTGGTTACGAAGGGGATGGTAGAACTTTAAAACCCGGTGCAACTTTCTACAATGGAATGTTTGAAGATTCTATTGAAGATAAAGCTAAAGATGCTGGTATTCTTAAAGATGGTGTAAGTCCTGACCCACAAGCTATAGAATTAAAACCTGCAGAAAAAGCTGCAAGGAGAATGGAGAAACTTATCCATGACCAAATAGAAGAATCAAATGGTTCATCTGAAATACGTAATGCTTTACTTGAATCAGCTTTACTAGGTACTGGAATTGTTAAAGGACCTTTTAACTTTAATAAGAAACTTCACAAGTGGGATACAGACGAAGAAGGTAACAGAACTTATAATCCTTTAGAAGTAAGAGTACCGAGAATAGAATTTGTAAGTTGTTGGGATTTTTATCCAGACCCTTCAGCTACTAATATGGAAGAATGTGAATACGTTATCCATAGACATAAAATGAATAGAAGTCAGTTAAGGCAATTAAGAAACATGCCTTACTTTAACGAAGATGCAATTAGAACTTGTATTAAGTTAGGACCTAACTACGTAGAAAAAGATTTTGAATCTGCTCTCAAAGACGATGCAAGAGTTGAAGACGAATACCATAGCAACTTTGAAGTGCTTGAGTATTGGGGAATCATGGATGCTGAGTACGCTAGAGAAGTAGGAGTAGAGCTTGACGATTCTATAGATGATTTAGATGAAGTACAAGTAAACGTATGGATATGTGGAGACCAACTACTAAGAGCTGTAGTAAATCCATTTACTCCATACAGAATACCATATAACGCTTTCCCATACGAAAGAAATCCATATAACTTCTTTGGTATTGGTGTAGCAGAAAATATGGATGATTCACAACAGATTATGAACGGTCATGCTAGAATGGCAATAGATAATTTAGCAATGGCTGGTTCTTTGGTGTTTGATGTAGATGAGTCTGCTTTAGTCGGTGGACAATCTATGGAAATATATCCGGGTAAGATATTTAGAAGACAAGCTGGAATGCCGGGACAAGCTATACATGGTTTGAAGTTTCCTAATACAGCACCAGAGAATATGATGATGTTTGATAAGTTTAGACAACTTGCAGACGAACAAACAGGTATACCTAGTTACTCACACGGACAAACAGGTGTACAAAGTATGACAAGAACAGCTTCTGGTATGTCAATGTTACTAGGAGCATCAAGTTTAAATATTAAAACAGTTATCAAAAACCTTGATGACTTTTTATTAAAACCTCTAGGTGAATCATACTTCCAATGGAATATGCAATTCCTTGAAAGCGACTTAGATGTTAAAGGTGATTTAGAAGTTAAAGCTACAGGAACAAATAGTTTGATGCAGAAAGAAGTAAGAAGTCAAAGATTGACTATGTTCTTACAAACTGCACAAAGTCCTGCTATTGCTCCGTTTGTTAAGATTTCTAAACTCGTAAGTGAACTTGCCTACAGCTTAGATTTAGACCCTGATGAAATACTCAATGACCCTGAAGAAGCAGCTGTAATGGCACAAATAATAGGAATGCAAAATGCTGGACAAACAGTTGGCGATGAGGTTGAAACCCTTGGTGGGCAACCCGGAGCTATGGGAGGCATTCAAGGAACACCTAATCAACCTCAAGAACTTGGACCTACAGGCACTGGTGGTGGCAACATCGGAACAGGAACTGTACCGGTTGCAGGGGAAAGTGAATTCTCTGGTACGCCTAGAGCAGTTGGACCTACAGGTTAAAGAGGCTATGAATAGGAAAGAGGAGAAATAATGTTAAGTTTATTAGATACAATTTTAAAACTCGTAGGAGTAATACCATGGATAGTTTCAATCTGTTCATTGATTGCTTCGTTAACACCAACTCCTGCTGATGATAAATTAGTAGGTAAAGCATATAAAATCATAGATTGGTTTGCTTTAAACATAGGCAGAGCCAAAGAGAAATAAAATGTTAGAAGACGATAAGAAAAGATATGGTATGAAAGAGGGTGGTGCCGGAATAGAAGCTCTCAGAAAAGTAGCCCCTGAAGTCGTTGAGAGAATGGGCTACGAAGAAGGTGGTGATGTAGTAAATCAAATGTCTACATTAATGGAACCACAAAATAATGAAATGCTTCCTGATGAAGAAATGGAAGATAACTATATGGATTTTATACTTGATGAAGCATTGACAGAAGAAGAAGAAGATATGCTAACATCAAAACTAGAACAAGACGAACAACTTGCTATGCTATTTGATAAAGTTATAGAAGTTGCTCAAGAATTTGCTGGGTCTGGTCCTGTTGAAGGACCGGGTTCGGGAATCTCCGACAGTATACCTGCGAGGTTATCTGATGGAGAATTTGTCTTTACTGCAAAAGCTGTAGAAGAAATCGGAGCTGATGAATTGATGCGAATGATGAAAGATGCAGAAGCTAATGCAGATAAAAGACTACAAGCTCAATACGGTGGACTTGTTATGGAAGACCAACCTGAAAAGGTTGTTCAAACAGAAACTCGTATTATGAAACCTGCTGATGCAACTTCACCAGCTCTAGGAGTTAATGAAGATGATATGATACAGGAAGAAGTAACACGAAATATGTTAGACCCAAGAGTTCAACACGTAAGGAGTTAAACTAGGAGATAGGGCTACCTTATGTCATAAGCACCCTATCATTTTAATAACCGAAAGGCTACCTTTAAAAATAAAAGCCCTGCACAGTCGACATACGCAGCTACCTTTTAAACGAAGCCCTGAGTAGGAGAAAAGAATATGACTACTAAAGTACAAGAGGAAAATGCCAATCCTTATAACCAAAATAAATCATGGCATAAAGATATAGAAGATAAGCAATTTGAAAGTTCTCAAGGAATGTTCTTCCAAGAACCAACTAAAGAACCTACAAATGAAAACGTAGAGCAACCTGTAGAACAGGAAGCTGTAGAGGAAAGTCCTAAAGACCAACCTTACAAAAGACCAGACTACAAAAAGCGATACGATGATTTGAAAAAACATTATGATGCAAAACTTAATGAGTTCAAATCTAGAGAACAAGAGTTAATAAACGAAGCTACTAAAAATAGAACTGAGTATAAAGCTCCTAAATCTCCAGAAGAACTTGAAGCATTTAAGCAAGAGTATCCTGATGTTTACGAAGTTGTAGAAACAGTTTCACATCTTCAAGCTTCAGAGAAATCTAAAGTGTTAGAAGAAAGATTAGAAGCTTTACAACAACGTGAAAAAGAGCTTATTAGAAAAGATGCTGAAAAGCGATTGATGGATAGACATCCTGATTTTGAAGATATCAGAAACAGTGATGACTTCCACGACTGGGCAAAGTCTCAGCCTAATTCAATTCAAAATTGGATTTATAAAAATGCTGACGATGCTGACCTAGCTTCAAGAGCTTTAGATTTATTTAAAAGAGATATTGGTTTAGATTCTGCACCTAAGAAGTCAAATTCTAAAAAGACCAAAACTTCTGCTGCTGATATGGTCTCAACTAAAACAACAAGTGTTGAGCCAAAGCAAGAGAAAATTTGGACTACTAAGGAGATTTCTGCTATGAGCATGGATGAGTTTGATAAATACGAAAGTGAAATCAGTCAAGCTATGTTTGAAGGCAGAGTTCAAAAATAACTTTATATTTTATTTAGGAGAAAAATAAAATGGCTTATAACCAATCAGACGAAAACTTTGCACAGTCTTCTGGTTCTAACTTTGCTAACAATAATTTTCTACCTGAAATTTATTCCAAGAAGGTCTTAAACTTTTTTAGGAAAGCCTCTGTTGTCGAAGCAATTACAAACACAGACTACGCAGGTGAAATCTCAGGATATGGAGATACTGTTAAAATTATCAAAGAACCAGTAATCACTGTAGCACAATACGAAAGGGGTGCAACCCCAACTAAAACTGTATTAACAGATGCAGAGACTACTCTCATCGTTGATACTGCTAACGCTTTTAAATTCATCGTTGATGATATTGAAAGCCAAATGTCACATGTAAACTTTAAAGAAGTAGCAAGTTCATCTGCTGCTTATGCTTTAAGAGATGCATTTGACGAAGGTGTTATCGCTAAAATGTTTGCTGGTGTTTCAACATCATCACCTGACAATGCAATCGGTACAGATGCAGCTGTTGGTACAGGTGTTGAACCTGCAACTGGTGCTGTTGACCTATTAGGTTCAGACGCTAGTGGTGTTGATGCTTTAGACCTTATGGCTAGAATGGCTAGAAAATTAGACGATGAAAACGTACCTGAAGAAGGCAGATGGTTCGTAGCTCCTCCAAGTTTTTATGAGGAACTATCACAATCTGGTTCTAAACTATTATCAGTAGACTTTAATGCTGGACAAGGTTCAATTAGAAATGGACTTGTTTCAACAGGTAAGTTAAGAGGATTCAATATGTATAAATCAAACAATATTGCATCACCTACAACTGCTACTGGTAAAGTATTAGCAGGACACATGTCTTCAGTGTCAACAGCTCAAACAATTACATCAACTGAAGTAATCAGAGACCCTGATTCATTTGGTGATATTGTAAGAGGTTTACACGTTTATGGAGCAAAAGTAATTAGACCTGAAGCTTTAGTTTCAGCTTTCTACATTGTAGATTAATTACATTTTTATGGGGGGTCTTAATTGACCCTCCACTTTTAAGAGGATATAAATATGCATTATGACAGTAAAAAAAGAATGAAAAAAATGGGTGGCGGAAAAGCTAAAAAAAGAATGGCTTACAATAAAGGCGGTTATGCTTCTATATATGATATGGAATCAGACTGTAAAGGTAAAGCCGGTTATAACACTATGAAGATAGAGGGTGAAAAATAATGAGGGTTAAAGCCCCTAAAGGTTATCACTGGATGAAGTCCGGTAAATCTTTTAAACTTATGAAAGACCCTAAAGGAGGTTACAAACCTCATAAAGGAGCAAGTCTTTACGCAAATTTTGAAATACAAAAGGTACATAAAAAATAATGGCTACAACATATCTCGACATAACAAACGAAGTATTAAGAGAACTTAACGAGGTTCCACTTACTACTTCTACTTTTCCAAGTGCTACAGGTATTCAACAGTTTGTAAAAGATTCTATAAACAAAGCAATCTTTGACATAGCTAACGAAGAACCTCAATTACCTTTCTTTTCTGCAGGAGTTAGCGGAGCTACTGACCCTTTCTATGGTAACGTAACAGTACCTAGTGTTGCAGGACAAAGATGGTATTTATTAAAAGCTGATAGTTCAAGTATTACTACAGATTATGCTTCTGTAGATTGGGATGATTTTTATATGACTACTATTAACGTATCGGGTGAAACAGCTCCTTACGTTTCTAAAGGATTAAAGTTTTTAACATTAGCAGATTGGAAAAGATATTATAGAGATAGTGAGAATGCAGATGATGCAGATACTCAAGCTTATGGAGAACCTAGATTTGTAATTAAATCTCCAGACTCAAGGAAGTTCGGTTTAAGTCCTATACCAGATAAAGTTTACAATATACATTTTTACGCATTTACCAAACCAACAGAACTTTCAGCTCATGGAGATACTATAGCATTACCAGACCAATATGCTAACGTAATAACAGCAAGAGCAAGATACTATGTGTGGCAGTTTAAAGAAAGTCCACAACAAGCAGCTTTTGCTTTAGAAGATTTTAAAAAGGCTATGAAACATATGAAATCTAATCTTATGAATCCTACGCCTAAATACATGACAGACGATAGAACTTATTTTTAAACTATGGCACGTTCACAACCTTACACCGTTGCATGTAACGGAGGCTTGGTAAAGTCAGTAAACTCTATTGACTTACTTAAAAGCCCCGGAGTTGCAAAGACATTACAAAACTTTGAAGTAGCTACAGAAGGTGGCTACAGACGTATTAATGGTTATGCAAAGTATAAAGTAGGTAATGTTACAGCTACACAACCTACAGGTGGTATTACAGATATCTTAGGAACTTTTCCTTATGCAGATGGTGTAATAGCTTGTGCAGGGACAGATATATTTTTTAGTAACGATGGAGCTACATGGTTACAGATAAATAAAATATCTGCAACAAACGGAGATGATTACACAACCTTTACAGGTAAAACTGCTACAGCTAGGACAAATCAAGGACAATGTTCTTTTGTATTATTTGAAGGTCCTGATTTTGATTATGGTGAAGTAATTATAGCTGATGGTGAAAATGAGCTTTTTAGTTTTCGTATGGAAGGCAACGGAGATTTAAGTGGTAGAACATATATTTCAAAAGAAATTGCAGTAGACGGAACAAATGGTATAAAATATATTGCTATTCATGACCATCATTTAATAGCTGCAGGAGTTAAAAACAATTTAAATACTATATATTATAGTGTTTATAACGACCCTAATAACTTTACAGGTGCTGGTGCAGGTTCAGTAACTATATCAGACCAAGTAGTAGGTATTAGAGGATTTAGGGAAGACTTAATAGTTTTTGCAGAAAATAGCATTCATAAACTTATAAATATAAATGATAGTTCTAATATACGTATAGACCCTATTACTGAAAACGTAGGATGCTTAAGTGGGTATAGTATTCAAGAGATTGGTGGTGACTTAGTATTTTTAGCACCAGACGGAATAAGAACAGTTGCTGGTACAGCGAGAATTGGAGACGTTGAGTTAGGAACTGTATCAAAAGCTGTACAACCTTTAATAGTTAGTTTAGCTAGAAACATTGATGACTTTGTAATTAACAGTTTGGTTATTAGAGAAAAGTCACAATACAGATTATTTTATACTAATACTGGACAACCTAATATAGGACAAAAAGGTATTATAGGAACCTTAAGACCAAATGGTTTTGAATGGTCAGAAACACTAGGTTTAGAAGTAACCTCAATAAATTCAAACTTTGATAACGAAGGTATTGAAGTTTATTATCATGGAGATACAAACGGTTATGTGTATACTCATGATACTGGAGACGATTTTGATGGCTCTAATATAGAAGCTAAATATCAAACACCAGATTACGATTACGGAGATTTAGGAACTTTAAAAACTTTACACTATGTTAAAATGTCAATAGCTCCAGAAGGAGATATAACTCCAACATTAAGAGTTAGATATGATTACGATAGTACAAATATTCCACAACCTCCAGATTACAATTTAACTGTAAATGCACCTTCACTATTTGGTTCAGCTACTTTTGGTTCTTCATTTTTTGGAGCTGGAGAACAACCTTTAGTTAGAGTAGCACTTCAAGGTAGTGGACATAGTAACTCTTTTAGAGTTTTTACAAACGATAAAAAACCACCATATATTATAAATGGTTTTTATATAGATTTTATACCATCAGGAAGGAGATAATAGATGGCAAGTTATACCAGACAAAGTACATTCTCAGATGGCGATTTAATAACCGCTGCATTATTTAATGATGAATATAATCAGTTAGTTGCAGCTTTTGATAATGCTACTGGACATAAACACGATGGTACTGTAGGTGAAGGACCAGTCATTAGTATCCTTGGTGATGCTGGATTAGCTACACCACTTAACAAAATTTTAATAGATACAACTAACGACCACATAGAATTTTGGATAGATGTATCAGGAACTTCAACACAACAACTTTACATAGCTGATGGAGCTATTGTACCGGTTACAGATAACGATATAGATTTAGGTACAAACTCTTTACAGTTTAAAGACCTTTATATAAATGGTACTGCAAATATTGATAACCTTGCAGCCGATTCAGCTACGCTTACAACAGCAGACATTAACGGTGGTAATATAGATGGTACTGTAATAGGTGCTACAACTGCAGCTGCTGGTACATTTACAACTATAGATGCTTCTGGTAACGTTGTCATTAGTGGTAACTTAACAGTCTCTGGAACTACTACAAGTGTTAA